GGGAAATGCTAGTTGTGCATTCCACCATGAATAAAAACCCAACCCACTTAAAAAGTGGGTGGATTTTTATCATAATGAAGTGCGTAAACTAAGCGCCATCTTAAATATGCTAGTTGTTCAGAGTAAAAATTCTGAGAGCTAAAAGCTCTCTTAAAAACATCTCTTATAACTAAATATTATAAAATGTTCCCTACAAACAATGTAGGGGAGAGCGCTTAGCTCCTAATACACATACTGTGTACGCGACTTTACCGCAAAGTCTTATTTTTGAAAATCTAACTCCAATGAAGGAGCAGATTTAGATGCATAAACTATTTTAATGCTTTTAGCCTTAGTAGTAAATGCAAGTGAAGATACATGATAAGGAACATATTCCCTCATAAATTCTCCACGTAATTTCGCTTGTTGAACAGCTTTATTAATTTGACCATCTTTGGCTTCGACAATAACTAAATGTCTCTTATCCTCATCAAAGAATAATAGATCAATAGAAACAGAAACACTACCTATAGAAAATAGAACTTCACGTCCTATTAAAATATATGATGGATTATATTTCATTATAAAATCTATAGTTCTTTCTTGAGCATACCATTCTGAATAAGAAGGTATAGATTGAATTAGTTTTGTTAAAACACCAAAATCAATATCTGGTTGACAAAAACCTAAAATAGGTTGATAATCATCCACAGAACATATATGATGTAAAAGTCTCTGTGTCTCCTGCACAAATGCAAATAATTCAGAAACAGATAATGATTTTGATCGTGATAATTTATTAATAGTTTGGTTCAATGTCTTTTTATTAACTCTAGAGCTTTCTCCTTGTGCATAAGCCATAGGAGGTTCTTTAGAAGGAATTTGAAAACATCGTAAAAGTTTTTCATGCCACGACAATATTTGATATATTTCTCGTGGGTATTCACTTCGTTTTAAACAAGCAGGAACAATTGGATAGAAGATATCATCATAAAACGCTTGAAATGGATTCTTACGAACAATTTCATTTGTAAATATGGAATTTATTTCATCAACAAATTGACCCTGTTCCATATCATGCTTCAAAAAATTAGGTATAGTTTGAAAGATGTAATCATCTCTATCAATATAATCTTTTGACCTATGAAAAAGATTATCACTAGTTAAATAATTATGTGTGTTTAATTCACAAGCATTATCACTAGTAGCAACTTTAAATATATCCTTATTTTTAACAATCAAGTATTTATATTTTTCACCTTTAATCTCTGGACACAAATATATCTGAGCATCAAAGCGTCTAAATAATGCACTATGATTTAACATGTAATGGGGTATCCCATATGGTGGTATCCTATTAGTCGTTAATATAACCAATTCTGGTAAAATATAAACATTACCTTTAAGATCCACATTGGGATTCAATGCTGTTTTCTTAATATTATTCACAAAATCCAAGATTTTACGCCATGGATTTCGTTGGGCAATATTAGGATTTTCTGCAGCAATATCATCAAATATAACAACTTTATGGTTCGACCGATATTCAGATTGAAAATCATCGGTTTCATTCAAAGTTACTAAATCATATGATGAAAACTGCCCATGAAGTGCCTTCATATATTCTGCAGCTAATTTCATTGCAAAACTAGTTTTACCAGTTCCAGGTAAACCAGATATGATGACACAATATGGTTGTTTACGAATATATCCGTCAGAATTATCTAAAATCAATTCTTCTAATAAATTAGATATCTTTGAAAAAGTTATTCTATTACGAAAATAATCGAAACGGTATATCTCTTTAAGCCAAGTCAATCGATCTATATATTGCTCACGCGACATTTTAATCAAATGCTCAGCTCCAGCCTTAATGGCTGATTTTTTGCTCAATATATCTTCTACAAATGATAGGGAATCTAAAAATGTGTAAATAATACGTGTAATTCCCATCACTAAGATATATAAAGCCGTTAGTGGTAACAATTTAATATGTAACATGTAATATAAAATATGAAAATTTGTAGGAATGCAATTGTCTTTCTAAGAGTATATGAGAGCATCAATTCATATACACATTTTGGAAGATTTACTATTATATTAAGGCGTTATACTCTCACTTCCTAAGAATATCCGTAATCAATAATATAATATCTTTGTTTGCCGTAGCTTTAAGCGATACAAAAGATGTAAAATAGCTTTTAAAATGTGATTTATTGACTATCAATGCTCTCATCACAAGAGTCATCGAAAGTCATGGATGTTAAATCACTAAAACACCCCATACTCTCCGTAAATAATTTCTTATTACGAGGAATATATTGGTCCGAATAATCAGGCTTCAATATTTGAGTCATTGTATCATATGGAATAAAATCAACATGTCCTTTCAAAGTTTGGTTCTTACTTACAATTCTTTTCATTTTATCAACAAAATTATTGTAAACTTCCCTTCCTTTCAAGTACATATCTCTAAAAGCTCCATCTGTATAACACCCAAATTGTTCCTCAAATGATAAAGGACATTCATTAGGTTTTTTAATATAATAAAAACGCTTCAATGTTGAGTCCTCTTCAATTGGTGCAACAATAGTCTGTAATTCAGGATGATAAACAAATGATCTTTTTAAAAATGATATATCATTTATCGTTATGTATGGTACCGAGACAGCATCTTTCTCGGCCATAGTGTATTTAATACCAACATTCTCAAATGCTTTTTGACAAGCAGTGTGATTAAACCACGTACAATGTTTCTTTATACCCATAGCATTATCATCGCCATAGGTACCCAAGACTACATTTTGGTTAAATGTTTCTTTTACACTAGGAAAAATTGAATAATATACATATCTCATCATAAGTGAGTTACAAATACTATTCATTTGTACTGTAATCAAATTTCCAGATGGATTACCATTAGCAAATCTATAGAGTTGACCCTCAAATAAAATATTTGGATTAACAATATCAGATAATGCTCCTTGAACCATCTTTAATTCTTCCACTGTAC